GGATCAGCGTGCCAGCCGCGTGCCGTGTACCCTAGTTTCTGGTGCCAGAACGGGCGGCTCTGAGCCAGTGCGTGCGAAAATTTTGACACTGAACCCGTTGAATTAACCCTTCAGACGTTCCCCCCCTCAATTAACCCCTAGGACGTAGTCCATTATCTGTTATTCTTTAGTATCAAAATCTTAAAGGGAATATGCGGAAATAATGGTATCTTATATGATAATCAATATCGATTATTATAACTAAGGAGAACACTATGAGAAAGGTAATCAAAGCAGCAGAAACTGATCTTAATGCCCATAAACATTATAAGAATGGATGGAATAGAAATAGGATCAGCAGTGAGAAACCTGCAATTCCGTTTAGCTTCTTTCTAGAAGCAGCTTTGAAAAAGGAGCCTAAGAAATGAGTATTAGAGGCGGAGCTGGTAACAAGCAAGCTTATCTTGGCTGGTTAGACTATCGCATTTCTTCTCTTATGATTAATAAGTCAGGCTATGCTGATTCAGAACTATACATTAAAAATCTGTCAGATGAAGAATTTGAAAAAGAAATGAAAGGTAAACCAAGACACGTTAGACGTGCCTCAATCGCTATTCGGAGAAGAAAATGCACTCGACTGTAATGTTTATTATCAATAGAACTTTAGATAGTTCTATACATTCGCAAATCCCTTGGGATTTTGACACCGTTGACGCTGAAGAGTATTTTAACTACTCTTCACTGCTAGAAGGAGCAGATGCACGAATTAAGATTGGTGCGAACGTCCAATACAGTTGGAACAGCGTTGAGTGGAGTGGCGATAAGATTGAAAGCCTTGCTTTAATCCTCGATTTAATCAACGAGGAAGATTATAAGCTCAGTGTCCTATGTGAAGGGCATTTATTCCAGTCAGGATTACTGGTACTTTAACAACAGGGATGTTCTTCGGAGCATCCCTTTTATTTGCGGAAAAAGGGGTATCTTATATGAAGTACAATAAGGTACCTCAATTAATTAACATTCCAAGAGGAAAATAAAATGATTTGCATATTTATTGCAGGATTAGAAGTAAAATTAAACCTAGTTGATTACTCTTCTTCGACAGGTGCTGTGTTTGAAGGCAGAAGAGGAAGCGCTAACATTTTAGTAGTAGTGCCACCAGAAGGAACTCGTTTTGGAGTCATTACTACTTCTGATAGAGAAGAGTCATCTTATTTGTTTAAAGAAACAAATGGATATGATTTAACTACAAATGAAGGATTATTTGTATTTTCTACTAATAATTTCCATTTCTATGGAAACCTTGACGCGTTCATGGCGCGGCTGGAGGCGTCCTAATAAAAGACCTGAGTAGGTCTTTAAACTGCTCAGACTGTCTACAAGTGCTGTACTTGTACTGATGATGGCAATAATGCCGAAACAGTTTAATTAATCCAAGAGGAAATTTACAATGAAAAAACTTAAAGCAATAAATAAATTAAATTCGTTCTGGGTAAGAGAGCGTCAAGATATTGGTGGTATTAAATACTTTAATTATGTGCATCCGGGAGCGGGAATTACGCTCTATTTGGTTGATGAACACACAGTAGGGTTGGTAATCTTAAGCTCAAAAGAAACATTTGAAATTCCTTTAATATGGGATAATATATGTGAGTATTATCATCTAGGTGAGTGGGATGAAGAAAGCTTTGATGAGTTATTAGAAGGAGAATCGCTATGAATCTATTTCTGATCTATGCTTTTTTATGGGCAGGTTTTGGACTTGCATGGGTGATGTATGAAATTACTCAGGCTGATATTCGTGCAACACGCGAATATAAAATGGCTAAGAAACGTAAAGCTCATGGCCTAAAAGTCGGTCAATACGACTATAAATAATTGCGGAAAAAGAGGTATCTTATATGAAGTACAATAAGGTACCTCACTTAACTAATATTCCAAGAGGAAAATAACATGTTACCATTAATTTTAGCTTTATCTAATCCAGTAAGCCTAGCAGCTTTAACAGTAGGCTCTATTGGCTATTACGCTTACAAAGGATTGAAAGAAAGAGAAGAAGTTAATAAAAACCTTGAATCTTTAATTGCATTAAAAGAAGAGAATGCAATGGCAAAGGAGTATGCAAAAGCATGGAAAGAAGCTTCATTTGAAGAGCAAATCGCAGCTCTTCAAAAGCAAAATAAAGCACTTCAAGAAGAGCTTAATCAACAAGATCGTATATTAAACACACTTTAACCAAGAGGGAAATTCAAATGAATAAAACAGAAATCTCAGCAAACATTGCAGCATTTGGTAGCGCTGCATTTATGGCAAAACGTGCTATTGTTTTAGGACAAGCCGTAAGTGTATCCTCAATAGGTGTAACTACAGCAACTGCTGTAGCACTATCACCAATGATAACTAGTATTGCTGTTGGATGCGCAGCATACTGGTTAGTAAAGAAAACATTGGAGAAACTCTAATGTTACCTTGGCTGGTGGTAACAGGTGTATTATTTGCTGCAGGAATGTATGCAGATAAGAAATTAGTAAAAACCAAATCGCTTCAGGAAGAAGTATTTGATATGGAAATCAAAAAATTAATAAAGGAGGCTGTAGACACTGATTCTTTAGATATCAGGGGATGGTTTTATCAAAACCCTAAAACTAAAGAGCAGATTGGTTCTTATATATTTGGAGCCAAACGTATTAAACCTAGCAACTTAGTAATGTTAGGCGAAAAGCGTATGGAGGGTGGACAGATTGTAATGAGTGTCATTGAGGTCGGCACTAAGATCAACCCTCAGAATAAAGTGGAGAGCACTCACTCTCCTTTCTATGTCACCCAAAAGAACTTTACTATTCTGCAAGAAATAGTAAGCCAAGTTAAAGGTCATAATACAACCCTTCTCTAGTGCTTACTAGAGTACTGCCTAGGAGATTCAATGAATGAACCAACGCAGTACTCAATTCTTGTATTGGCAAGTGTAGCTTTGTTAGGCTTGTCTCCGCAATCTGTTGTAATTGCAACTCTTATCTATTTAAATAGAAAAGGAGCTGCTAGATGCTCATACGAATAGTTGTATTAATTGTATTAGCAGAAGTTTTACGTAAGACACAAAGTGCAACTGCTCTCAAGGATCCCTTCGGGGATCCTTGGGGGTAGTTCCCTTATTTTTTTTTCTTTAGGACTAATATGCGAAATAGATTGAAGCAATCATTAACACGTAGAATGCAATTAGAAATTGCTCCTCAGAGTCCTCTTAAGTTTCTTAAAGAAATTGAATTAGAAAGTATACTAGATATAATAATATCTAATCTATATTTATACACACGCCCTAAAAGAGGTGCAGTAAATAAACAAATCTTGCTGGTAGAAGTGATAAGTATCATCGGACATTCAGTCCGAAGAGGAATGAAGAAAGACTCATCTGTTGCGGCTAAAACAGGCGCTTTCATTCTTTATTCATTTGAAGAACTTGGCATGCTCAAATCTATTCTTGGGTCAGCTGGAAATGGACATGCTACATATATTGTAGAAGTGCTAGATGATGCTGCAATACAAGCGCTATGGGAAACAGTAAGTCGTGAAGGTGCAAAAGGTAAATTGCCTTCACTAATACCATATGAACCTTACACTGAATTTAAACATCCCACAGGACAAGTATTAGTTAAGACAGGAAATAAAGATGTTCCCGGTATCCTAACACCTGATACGCATCCAATAGTATTTGATGCCATAAATAAAAGTTTATCTACAGGTTGGCAGATAAATAAAGAAGTTTACACAGTAGCTAAATGGGCATTAAATAATCATACTGATGCTTTCAGCGATATATGGGAACAACAGAATCCACAAGCTAAGGCCACTAAGCTTCGAGAAACAAAAGCTATTCTGTCAATAGCAGATAAATTTATGGACACCATATTTTATCATATGTATTATCTTGATTTCAGAGGTCGTAAGTATCCTACAACAGCATATCTACATGAACAGTCTAGTGATATAGCTAAAGGCTTATTAATGCGCCAAGATAAGAAAGCTATTGGAGAAGAAGGTTTCTTCTGGTTATGTGTATCGATTGCCAGCAATTGGGCAGGTTCTTCAGGGCGTGAAGATGGCGCTAAGACAGATAAGATAAATCTTAAAGATAGATATCAATGGGTATTAGACAATCAAGAGATTTTATTATCGTATGCAGAGAGTCCAAAAGTAAATCAAGGCTGGATGGCAGGAGATAAGCCGTGGCAATTCTTGTCAGCATGTATTGAATTGAAGAATTCATTAAAGCTTGGTCCAAGATATTTAGAGTATGAATCACATGTTGAATGTTTTATTGACGGCTCAACTAATGGCTCACAACATTTATCTGCTTTAACACGAGATGAAGTAACAGCACCATATGTTAATTTAGTTCCATTAGAGCTGCCTGGAGACTTATATGCATACGTTGCAGAACATGTATGGAATAAAATAGCACATGATATAGCACGGATGCCTGCAGATTTAATCTTACAATGTGAAGATTTTATAGATGGATTAATTAAACTAAAGAAAAAGATTACTGCTTCTGAGCCTAAATCAGATGTTAGAAATCAACTAGTAGCGCAAATAAAAGCCTACAAACAACAATGGTCAGATATTGGTTCTATTGCAGCACCAGTGTTCTGGAACAGAATTAAAGATTCTAAACAAAGACGTAAGATTGTTAAACGTAATACAATGACACTTCCGTTAATCCTAGCGGAAATAAAAGAATGTGAATTCGGTGGAACTCTATTCGCCATAGACAATACCGAGCCAAGCTACTGAATACTGTCGGGAGATATGGTTCAGATGAAGGTGTAACGACTATTATGTACCGGGGAAGTCCCTGGGAAGCGCATTCCACACTCTTAGAGATGTGATGATATAGTCTCATCTGCATAGTGATATGCAGCAGTAAATTTAGTTATTTCGGAGAAATATAATGTATTGGAAAGAATTTTATGAGTATAAAGATGGTGAATTAATTCGATTGTATAGTAACAATCAGCATAAACATGTAGGCTCAATTAACAGTTCTGGCTATAAGCAATTTGAGCACAAGCAAAAGACATATATGGTCCATAGAGTTATCTGGGAATGGCATAATGGTCCAATTCCAGATGGTATGACAATAGATCATATAGATATAAATCCTTTAAATAATAGAATCGAGAATTTAAGATTAGCTACGCAATCTCAAAATGCAATTAATACTAAAACACCTAAAAATAATACTACAGGTTATAAAGGAGTTTTAAGTACACCTAGTGGTAAATTTCAAGCAAGACTTGGTTATAGAGGAAAGAAATTATACCTCGGCTTATTTAAAACTGCCGAAGAAGCTGCAGAATGTGTAAGACAAAAATCATTAGAATTGTATGGCGAGTTTACAATCTAATTTATAACAAAACTAAACTAAATTTACGGGTAAGGATTAACGATTCTTGCTGAAGATAATGACGGGGGTAGTAGTTATGGGCTCGGTGAACAACAAATCTTAGATGCTAAGAAACATGGCATTGAGCTACTGCTCCACATGGAACATAAATGGGGTGCATGGCTAGGCCGGTTAGTATTTGAAGACTGTAAAGCATCATTAGAAAAGCCAATGCGTCTTTTAAATATATTTGAACATGCTGGAAGAAACTGTGAGAAGATTGAAGAATTCTTATCATGGAATGTTCCAGTAGTAAACTTTCCTGTAGTTCAAAACTACACAGAAGGTAAAGTTAAAAAGATTTATGTGCAATATGGGCCACCAATTGGACCACGTAAATCTACAGGTTATTATGAGAACACATTTCAATTAGCAATATGTTTCATTGAAGATGTAGTTCCTAGTAAAGGTAAGCAGTCTCAAGGAGCAGCACCTAATGTTATTCATAGTTTAGATGCAGCACACTTGGCGCTTACTACACATCGTTGTGATTTCACTATCACGACTATTCATGACAGCTATGGATGTTTATTTGCTGACATGCCAAATCTATATAGAATTGTACGAGAAACTTTCGTAGAGCTTTATAAAGAAAATCCATTGTATCCAATAATGGATGATATTGACGGAGATCTTACTTATCTTGAGATGGGTGATCTTGATATTAATTTAATTCTAGAAAGCGAATATGCTTTCGCATAGGAGTTTATATGACAGCGCCACAACAGTACACAATACATGAGTATGCAGAAAAAGTTGGAGTTACATCTAACACAGTTAGAAACAGAATTATGCGTAGTGAAGCAGATCCTGTCGGTATGATTAAAAACAAAAATGGAAGTGTTACTTATATTTATAGTGGCATTGACTTAAAAGCATGTATGCACAATTATAAAAAGAAAGATAGAGAACCAATCGAGATTACAAATCCAATGTGTAAGTTTCTCTCGGTCCCTCTTAATCCTGTGGGCAAATGGTATGGGTTTAATACATGCGCAATTTAATGATTGATAGAATATTATCTTCAAAATGGTATATAGATCTTGAAGATGCTGGTGAAGTAAATTTTACATTAGTCAGGCTAAGCAATGAAAGTCTTTTAGAGGTTTTCGAGAAAACTTTAATTTATTACTAGAGGTGAGATATGAGTAATGTAACAATGATTAAACAGCCTGAGAGAAAGACTCGTAATAAGATTTTGAAATTAGCTGAAAATTGTAAAGAAGATTATAGCGCATTAGAAGACCTTCTTAATGATAATTGGTTTTTAACCGATGTTGTATGTATTCCTGGTACACCTTCTTATCACCCTTCCGCTACTGTATTTATTTTATATAAGGATTAATCATGTCAGTCAAAGAGTACATTTCAGCTGTAACCGATGATAGAGCTGAACTCCGTAAGAAATTACTCACTGCCCAGTATTACATGGGGCATCCCCTTAAGCATATTGAATTTAATAGTGATTGGATAAAAATCAATGACTATGACATCAGCCTGGTTAATACTTACTTTACTATTTCAGATGGACATCTGTCTGAAGCAATGTGTTTAGATGCTGATGTAAATCATGTGTATGTTCATTGCGGAGATGAGTTTGAGATGATTACAGATGAATCTCTGTCGTATTCTGAAATGCTTGCTGGCGCTGACGCTGTTGGCGAACTTTTACCGCCTGAAATATTTGTATTTAAAATTGAACTCTACAAAGGAGAATAAGTATGATCATCGAAAAGAAAGCACCATCATTTCACAAAATTACTTCAATCTCTAAAGGGAACTCAGGTATCTCACGTACTTCTGCAGCATTGGCTAACGATGGCCTCATTAGTATGCTGTTAAATAATTTGAAAGCTGAATTGGAAGCTCCACGGAGACCTAAGAAATTCCTTATTTCTGATAAAGATTTATTTGTTATCAACAGATTCATCTCCGCAGAAATTTGGAAAATATTAGGAGACCATAGCCCATTTGCGCGTAACACAAGCTCTAATGATGTTGGTGTAGTATTCGGCTTAAGCTACAGCGTTTCAGGTGCATGTAAAACATCACAGTTTGTAATAAATATTGATAGCATGCCATATGATATCAATGTAAATGTTCGTGTAGCATTTCCTAATGGTAACTACACATCATGGTCATTAGCTAAGTTGGCACCAGCTACACATCTTGATTTTGTATCTCAATACTGGGATTAATTAGTTGTAAAGCCTGAGTAAGCTTTAAACTGCTCAAAATGAAAAGGAGCAAAGTATGTTAACATCAATAGGTTGTCTCGTAGCTGTAATGTATTTCGAGGCAAGAAACCAACCAGTTGATACTATGCTAGGCGTAGGTCAAGTATTAATTGAACACGCCCGTCCAGGTGAAGATTTATGTCATGTGATTCAAAGAGATCCAGGACTATTTACATGGGCACGACATGGTATGAAAACACCCCACCCTAAGCGTAAAGCCGACAGAGACGTGTTGGATAAGCAATATGAATTGGCGCGAAAAATGTTATTCAGAAATCTCAGAACGACCAAATTAACAGAAGGCTATAAGCATTTTAATAATGTGCCTTTAGGCAAGCGCTTTAGAACAAAAGTTAAAATGGTAAAAATTGGCGATTTATTATTTTTCTAGGAGACCATAATGGATAATATTCTGAGTACGATTAACTATGTTTTAAATTTAGAAATATGTGATTTTGAGGATTACGTATGCGACCAGTGGAATGATGATTCATTTACTCCACGAAATAAAAATATGCTTGATAGAGCACTGATTGATGATAATATCGATCATATGTACAAGACAGCTTACAAGGCAGCTGAAGAATACGCAGCACTCAATATGAAAGCTGAGCTGGGCGGTATGGCTATTTTGAATTACAATCAATTAAAGACAATGGAGCAATAATGTTAAAAGATATATGGAAGACAATGTTTTCACTTACAGTATTAATACCTTTATTTGTATTGATATACATTTTATACATACCTTTTCGATTGATTGGTATTGACTTAATAAAGATAGTTGAGGACAAAATTAATGATGTCTTACGGTGATATGGCTTTATGGGCTTCGCTATTTTTTGTAATGTATAAGAATGTACATTGGTATAAAGTAGCGAAAGATCAATTTGAACAAAATGCTGTACTTCAACAAAGAATTGCAGAGTTAGAAACTATTATAATTATTCATGGGATTAAAAATGAGAGTAAGCACTAGAGATGCAATGATTAGATTAGGCATCAATCAAATGCAATTAGGTATGGCTTTATATTCAGGAAGGCTTCCTAATCATGCCGCTGATGGCACATGGGATAAAGAAGCTATTGAGCCTTACCTAGCTAATTGGGAAAGACAATTGAAAACTGCAAAGCAGGAAATACGAAATGATTGAGTTATTTATATACCTAGCAAATGTAAGCGATAAATTAAGTGCATTCCTTGCTTTATTAGGGTGTATTGGAATAGTGGCGGGACCGCTAGGATGGATTATTGGCCATAGTGAAGAGAGTGATACATCTATACGTGTATTTAGAAATGTCGCGTTTGCAAGCTTTGCTATGTTATTTTTCAACTGTTTTATTCCTAACTCTCGCACGCTATACACGATAGCTGCAGCTCACTACGGCCAAGAAGCTGTACAGTCTGAAATGGCTGTCAAGGTTAAACACCTGCTTGACTTGAAACTTGATGCATTACTGAAAGAGGCTGAGACACAAAAATGAAATTACTCACAGAAGAGATTGCAGAATTGCTAACACTATTGAAACTGCTAAGAGCATTTATTGGCGCAGGCCAAGACGGTTATGATGAGACTGCTAAAACGATTGACCGATACATAGATATGTTTTCTAAATGGAGCAAACAATGATTACGTTCAAACAAAATTCACATGTCAGAGAATTCTTTGATGGCAAGAAAACACATCCTCACTGGAAACCATTGTGGCGCAAGCTTGAGCCTATTGTAAAAACTACACATGATGCCGCAGGATATGTACATGAGTTTGGCGGCAACATACATATCTTAGAAAGCTTCGGTGATTTCTTACAAATTAAGTTCATGGGATTAGATGATAGAGGTGTCTTCAAAGAAACTAATCTTGCGCTAGATCCTGGATCTTTTGATATAGCTCAAAGAATTCCAGATTCGGATTGGTTTGAAATTCATATTGTTACTAGTGATACTGGTGGTCATGTGTGGTTCATTCCTGAGAATCTTGCTCGTGTAAATGAGAATGTTCAAGAATCAGTAGATCTCTCTTAACCAATGTGGGTCTCTATAATCATTTAGAGACCCCGTTAAATTAACCCTAATTCAAAAATCAAAAGAGGAAATCGCAATGGCAAAGTTATACGATGTAGAAATTTACTTCGCAAAATTGGGCAAACCAAACGGTAAATTCAACCGTGACAACCCAACATGGGAAATCCAAATTCGGACTACGGATAAAGAGAAAAAGAAAGAATGGGAAGCTATTGGCTTGACAGTCAAAGCAATAGTTCCAGATGAAGGCGATACATTCTTCAGAGCTAACCTCAAAAAGAAGTCTATTAAGTCTGATGGGACTCCAAACGATCCTGTTAAATTGATCGATGGTAAATTAAGACCTATTGACCCTGATACTATTGGAAATGGATCCATTGGTAACATCCGTGTATTTGAATATGAATACAAAGATCCAGGTGGTGCAACAAAGAAAGGCTTTACCTTAATGACAGTGCAAATTACAAAGCATGTCGTATATACACCAAAACCACGTGAAGACGACTTTGGTGAAACAAGTTATGAAAGAGAATTCAGCGAAAATACTAACGAAGACGATGACGTATTTTAAGAGGCCTTTCATATGACACAAAGATATAGATATAGAATCTTCAATAAAGACAATCAATTTGTGGCTAATATTCGAGAAGAAGAATTAGGCGAAATGCGATATAATTTTAGAGATGGTTATCACATTAGAGCATATGAGCTTAATGGTGATATTTCTTTTATAAGAAATGCTGATGCTTTAGATGCATGGCATGCTCAAATAGAAAGAAACCATTGGATTAAAAAAGAACAGCGTAATATTGAATTTTATTACGATGGTAATCTAATTGGAAAATTTGATATTGACGAATATCTTAGTAAAAATGTAAGAGATACAACTGAATATAATTTAGAGAATGATCATTTAATTGCAGAGTTTATTGTTAATGATAAACTAATTCACACATTCTATAATGAAGAACAATTCGATAGGTTTCTAATGGACTATATTCAAAAAGATGATACAGCTGTAGATCCTGCGCATTATAAAGGATATGTAGAAGAATTACAATGGTTAGATACTATGAGTAGAATACCTACTCTTAGAGATCCAATCAAATTTGAAGCAGCTGTTGAACTTCAAATAAGAAAATACCTTGACCGTAATGGTCAGAAGGATGAGTCTCTTCAAGAACTCCAAAAAGCTTTATGGTACTTAAAGTACCTAATCGCCTATAAAAAGGCCGGCAGACCGATAAAGGTTGGAGAAGTGGACAGCATCCTATAACAAAATCGGCACCTCACTAACACTGGGGTGCCTTTTATTTGGAAATTATATATGAATTATGTATTCGATATTGAAACAGATGGTTTGTTAAAAGACGTTACACAAATGTGGATCATGGTTGTACATGATGTAAGTGCAAATAAACGAATGAGATTCTTACAAGGAGATATGCATTGGATACATTTATTTAACAACGCCCGACAAGTCATAGGGCATAATATAATTGGATATGACTTGGCAGTATTAAAGAAGCTGTTTAATTATGAATTACCTAAATCAGTAAAAGTAGTAGACACTCTGATATTGTCACAAGTGCTAGACTATAGAAGGTTTGGAAGCGATGGGCATGGCTTAAAGCGTTGGGGCGAATACCTTGAATTTCCTAAACAAGAATTTGAAGACTGGACTCACTACTCTGAGCAAATGGGCGAATACTGTGACAATGACGTTTCGTTAAACGTTAAAGTATTAGAGATTCTAAAGAAAGAGTTAATAGAGTTGTCTGAAAAAGCTCCTAAAGTTAAAGACTACATTAGAGTTGAGCATGCTGTAAGCAAATGGTGTGCTGAAGCTAATCTAGCAGGTTGGCCCTTTGATTTAGAAAAAGCTCAAATATTATATGATAAATTACAAGCTGAAATGGATAAAACATATAATGCGCTAAATTCTAAGCTTGGCCTTAAAGTAGTAGCTGTAGATAAGAAGCTTGGTATAGTTGAAGCCAAGAAGCCTAAATACAAGAAAGATGGGAGTTATGATGTACACACCGCAAGATGGTTTGATGTGGATCCTTGGAGTGGGTTTGATCCTGATGACAGGGTGGTTGATGGGGAGTATTGTCGTATCACTATTGAACCACTTAGTTTGGATTCCGTTACTGATGTAAAAGTATTTCTATACCGACACGGTTGGGTTCCAACAGATTGGAACTTTAAAGCTGATCCAATTACAGGAAAGAAAGAAAAGACGACACCAAAAATTACTGAAGACAGTTTAGAGTTCTTAGGTGGGGATGGTAAGCTTTATAAAGATTTCTTAACTGTTAAAGCTAGGTTTGGTATTCTAACGACATGGTTAAAGAACGTTGATGATGAAGGAAATCTACACGGTGATTGTATGACAATCGGTACACCAAGTATGCGTGCTAGACATTCAATTATTGTTAATGTGCCTTCAGGAGATTCTCCATGGGGCAAAGAAATGAGAGAGTTATTCTCATGTAAGCCTGGCTGGAAACTAGTCGGCTGTGATTCATCAGGTAATCAAGCACGTGGATTAGCACATTATTTAAATGATGAAACATTCATTGATACTTTACTCAATGGCGACATTCATCAATTTAATGCTGACATCTTAACAGATATTCTAAAGAAAGACCTTAAGATGAATCATGTAGTTCCAAGAGCAAATGCTAAAAGAATCCTATATGCGTTCTTGTTCGGTGCCAGTGGCGGTAAACTTTGGTCATATATCTTCGGCTCACAAGATGATGCTAAAGGTAAAAAGCTTAAGAGCGGCTTTATTAAAGCTGTTCCAGGATTTAAAGACTTAAGTGAGAAATTGGAGAGAATATATGGAAACACAAAGAAAAAGGGAGATGGCTATATCCCTAGCTTGGCTGGCACTCGTGTGTATGTGGATAGCTTTCATAAGTTACTTGTCTATTTACTACAATCAGCAGAAAAGATCACATGTGGAGCAGCCTGCATGCTTACAATGGAGCGACTCGCTCTTGAGGGTATCCCCTATCAACCATTGATTATGATGCACGATGAGATTGACTTTATGGTACCTGAAGAATATGCAGAGCGTGCTGCTGAAATAGGCAAACAAGCATTTGCAGATGGCCCTAAACTATTTGGTGTGGAGATTATGGATGGTAGTGGAAAAATTGGAAGGGATTGGTACGAGATCCATTAATGTTCTTTCTGAAGCTGAATTAGCGTCTCTAAGAGAATATTGTAGAAAACCTGGGTACAGACGTATGCCAAAAGGGAATGGAACATTTATCTTTTACAAAGACATTCCTAAAGATATTAATGAAAAACTGACAGCACAAGCTAGATTTAATACAGGTAAGAATTTGAAAGATATCATATCATTTGTAAGGCTTAATACAAGCGTACATGATATCGAGTTTAGAATACACGCTGATCAAGATATCTTTGGTCAAAAGCCTACTGTAGCTGGTTTATTCTATTTAGACTCTAGTAATACAACTGGTACAGCTTTCTTCAAACACCCTGTGTATGGCAAAAGGGCTATTAAAGAAGAACATTATATATTTACAGAAGATGATAATCAATGGGAAATTTATGATATGGTTTATTCAGAAAGTAATTCAATGATTACTTATGATGCACAGTTGTATCATGCGCGACAGCCGTGGGTATCTCAAGGTAAAGATCAAAAAGATGGTAGAATCGTACTTGTTAAATTTATGAGGGAATGCAATGAATAAAGAACAATATTTACTTATATGTTTAATGGAAGAACTCTCAGAAGCAGCACAGGAAGCTTCAAAATGCTTAAGATTTACTCTTGATCACAAATATGAATTATATGATAAAACAAACAAAGAAAAGCTTAAGTCAGAGTTATCTGATGTACAAGCAATTTTAATACTATTATCATCCGAATGTAATATTAGATTGAATTGTGAAAGAGTGCCTGACATTAGAGATAAGATAGATAGAACACTTTTAAGAATGCAACTTTCTCAAGAGATGGGAGTTTTAGATGCTGATAGCCTTGATTGATGGTGATATTTTAGCACACAACTGCTGTTACAATCGGTCTGATGGTGTTACATATATGGACGATGATGGTAATGTAATACCTCAAGAATTTACTCAAGCACAAGACACTGAATATCGTAAAAATATCTGGATGAATTTTCAGAGAATGCTAGATGTTATTATGGAAGAAACTTTTGCTAGTGATTATTGTATGGCTGTAAAAGGCGAAGGTAATTATAGAGATGAGATTTTCTCTGAATATAAGAAACATCGTGCAAACGGTCAGCCTAATTTATTTGTACCGTTTGTTAGACAAATGGCAGTAGATGAAGGATTAGCAATAGCCGCTGATGGAAGAGAAGCCGATGATCTACTACGAATCTGGGCAAATGAATGTAAGGCACACAATATAGACTATGTTATATGTTCTATTGACAAAGATCTATTGATGATACCTGGTAAGCATTATAATATTAGAAGTAAAGAAACAATAGAAGTATCAGAACTTGATGCCAAAAGAAACTTCTATGAGCAAGTACTTAAAGGTGATGCTACTGATAATATACCAGGCATCTGGAAAATGGGGCCAGTAAAAGCTAAAAAAGCTTTAGCACATTGTACGACAGATGAAGAATTTCAAACAGCAGTAGTTGAGGAATATATCAAAGCCAATGGAGATGAATGGGCAGAATATTTATTAGCTAATGCTAAATTAATTAATATACAGAATACTTATGATGACTATTTCTGTTTTGATAATTGGCCAATAGCGCAGGAGATTAGAGATGGATGATGGCAGCCTTTACTGGTAAAATAGATCACGTAATTACTAACACGGATGTTAGTAAATTTGATAATGGACATTGGTGTTTTCATAGACAAATGAACGAGGGAAATAAAAAATATGTGGGATTCATCTATGTTATATATGATACGATCTTGGATAGATTCTATCTCGGCAAAAAGAACTACAGATCATATGGTAAAGCTACTTATGGGCAGGAATCTGATTGGCGTAGATACAAGAGTAGCTCTAACTGTCTTGCGTCTCACTTCGTAAGCAGACCAAAGAAAGAGTTTAAGTTTATCGTCATTGAAGAATATACTACAAAGGGCAGCTTAGCGTGGGCAGAAACATGGTCATTATGTCATGTTGAAACTCCAGTGTCATTAAAATGGTATAACAAACAAATTGAGAAAGTCTCATGGGATGTTAAAGAAAATGTCTCTGCAGACCACAGAGAGCGATTATACACAATCGTACATGCAAATCAAGATTCATTAACCAATTGGTATAAAGATGGGTAAAGTAATAGTTCATAATCAACCGTGTTTAAGTTGTAAGTCATCTGACGCAATGCAAATATATGAAGATTATACATCATATTGCTTCAGTTGCCAGACAAGATTTCCATCCAATATTGACTACAAAGATCGGGAGTTTAATCAAGTGGAAAAGAAAAAAGTATACACGTTAGATATTGAGAAACTAAGAACAACTGGCATTAAAGAACGAAAGATTTCAAAAGAAGTTTCAGAGTTCTTTGGGGTTAAATTTGCTTTCAATGAAGATGGTGAAGTGTCAACGCACTACTATCCTTATGGGGAAGGTATCTATAAAGTAAGACAACTGCCTAAATCATTCTCGTGTATAGGCAAGCCTACAACTTTGTTTGGCATGGATAAATTTACAAGCGGTGGTAAAAGACTGATTGTAACAGAAGGCGAACTAGATGCAATGGCTGTAGCTCAAGCGTCTCTTGATAAATACGGAAAGATATATCCTGTAGTATCAATACCTTCTGCATCAAATGTAAAAACTTTGCTTACACACAGAGATTGGATCAGAGGCTTTGATACAGTTGTATTATGCCTTGACAATGATGAAGCAGGTGAGAAAGCTAAAGCTGATGCTATTAAGTATGTAGGTGCAGACAAAGTTCGATTAGCTAAATTGCCTGTAAAAGATCCTAGCCAAATGTTACTTGAGAAAGGCGGACAACAGCTATTAGTAGCTATTTGGGAAGCATCTAAATATACGCCTGTCGGTATCTTAGGACGTGATGAATTATGGGAAGCCTTAAAAGCATATAATGATATTGAGTCTATACCATATCCTCCATGCTTAGATGCATTAAATACTAAAACCAAAGGCATGCGTGAGAACGAGATTGTATTGTTTACGTCAGGCACCGGCTCAGGTAAGTCAACTATATTGAGAGAAATTGTATGGCATATTATAGATACCACTAAAGAGATGGTAGGTATAGTAGCGCTTGAAGAGGCACCTGCAGAAACAACACGTAAGCTTGCTGGTATTCCTTTAAATGTAAATCCATCTTTCCGAGAATTAACAGAAAGTGAGTTGGAAGCAGGCTTTAGAGCTGTATTCGGTGATGATAGAATCATGGTTCTTGATCATCAAGGCTCAATGGAAGATTCTACATTATTTGAAAAACTAGAATATATGGCGTTGTCTGGGTGTAAGTATTTATTCATTGATCATATTACTATTTTAGTTTCGGAAGGTGTTGATGGCTTAACTGGTAACGAAGCTATTGACAAAACAATGAATGACTTATTACGACTATGTAAGAGGTATCCTGTTTGGATTGGGCTAGTATCACATTTAAGAAAGACACCTACAGGTAAAACGTCATTTGAAGAAGGTCAACTGCCTTCGTTAGATGATATTAAAGGCTCAGGCTCGATTAAACAAATCTCGAATGATATTATAGCATTTGCTCGTGATATGTCAAACGATGATGATAGAATTAGGAATCACATTAAGATGAGAGTATTAAAAAGTAGGTTTACAGGTCTAACTGGTAATGTGCCAGGTGTTGACTATGACTATCCAACAGGTAGATTAGAAGCATCGATCTTTATGCAACCAGACGACTTTGTGGAGATTTAAATGGCACAGATACTCGAAGAAAGAGAGTGTTACGGTACTGATTACCCAGCATTGATTAATTTTGCTGAAGAACAAACATCTATTCTATGGACTGCTGATGAAGTAGAGGTGGAGAAAGATATACATGAATTACGAACAAATTGCACAGAAGCTGAGTATCATGGCATTGTTAGTGTACTCTTACTGTTTGTACATTACGAAGTTAATGTTGGAAATAACTATTGGCGTGATTATATATGCAAGCATTTTCCACGCCCAGACGTTCAAAGGATGGCTTCAGTATTTGCAATGTTTGAACTAAACATTCATGCACCATTCTACAACAAGATTAATGAGCTATTAGGATTAGATAATCCTGAATTCTATCTAGCGTATTTAGATGATCCTATTCTTAAAGATAGAATGGAATGGTTAGAAAAGGTAGCTACACAATCAGAAACAACCTATGATAAATTAAAATCAGTAGGCGTATTCAGCATGATTGAAGGTGCTATTCTTTACTCTAGTTTTGCCTTCCTTAAACATTTTAACAACAATGGAAAGAACAAGTTTCAAAACATCAATGCTGGAATTAATTTTTCGGCAATCGACGAGAACATTCATAGTCAAGCTGGTGCTTATTTGTTTAACACTCTATATCATGAAGCAATAGAAGCTGAAGAATACTTAGCACATGAGAAGCTAGCTAATGAATTAGAGATTACTGCATGGATCTTGTTTGAACATGAGAAACAGATTATCAAGAAAATCTTTGACAAAGGAGATATTCCTGGTATTAATGCTTTGATGTTAGAGAATTTTGTACAATCTAGATTAGATATATGTTTAGAAAGACTAGGCTATCCAGCTATCTTTGAACCTAAATATAATCCAATTGCTGATTGGTTCTATTTGGATATTGAATCAAGTACACTGCATGACACATTCATTGCACAAGGTAATGATTACCGTAGAGACTGGGCAGAAGCCAAATTTACATGGACACCGAAGAATGTATAGAGAATTAAGTTTAGAGCGTAAACGATTACAAGCAGAGGGGAAATTACCTGATTGGATTATTACTAACAGTTGGCAATTATTAAAAGAGAAGTACATCTCTCCAGAGTATCCAGATCTTTTATCTATTTACAAAAGGATCTCTAAGCATGCCGCATCATATACACCTGATCCTATTTATTGGGAGAAAAAGTTCTTTGATATTATGTGGCAGGGCTGGCTGATTCCTAGTACTCCAGTAATGGCAAATATGGGAACAGGGTTTGGATGCCCTGTAAGTTGTTCAGGCGGTGCAGTAGAAGATAATGTTTATGATTTCTATGAAAAGCAAAAAGAAGTCGCAGTGCTTAGTCAACAAGGCTACGGAACATCTAACTACATGGGGAATATTCGTTCTCGTGGTAGTGCAATTAGTGGTGTCGCTGGGAGTGCTAGTGGCGTGTTACCAGTCTTTAAGGGATTTGTAAAAGTAGCGCAAGATATTTCTCAAGGTTCACAGAGACGTGGTGCATGGGCAGGCTATTTAGAAATTGATCATGCTGACTTCGATGAGCTAGTGACACACATCATGAAGTATCCTGATGATGCTAATGTAGGTTGGATTGTAAGTGATGCATTTATAGCACGCATGAATGCAGGCGATTCTGATGCAATTAGACGCTACCAACGTGCAATGAAGCTTAGACTGTTAGGGAAAGGATATTTCTTCTTTGTTGATAAAGTAAACCGCGCTAATCCTCCCATGTATCAGTCTATGGGATTGGAAGTTAAAGCATCTAACTTGTGTACAGAAATTGCATTATTCAGTGGTGAATACAAAGAAGAAGAATATACATTTGCGTGTGTACTCTCTTCAATGAACGCACTGTATTATGACCAATGGAAAGATACGGATGCTGTCTTTATTGCTACTGTATTCTTAGACTGTGTCAATCAAGACCAAATTGAAATTGGTAAGAAAAAGAAAGGAATGGAGCGTATTGTTAGATTTGCTGAGAAGTCGAGAGCCTTAGGTTTAGGTATGTTAGGCTTCCATAGTTATCTACAAGAAAAGATGTTACCATTCGATTCATTTGAAGCTCATAATCTTAGTCAGTCCATGTTCTATCATTTGCGTGAAAGAGCTAGAGATGCATCTAAATGGATGGCACGCGAATGGGGCGAACCCGATTGGTGTCGTGGTCATGGAATGCGTAACACACATTTAATAGCTATTGCACCTAACTTGTCATCAGCGCTATTTGCTGGTGGTATGTCACAAGGTATTGAACCAATCTATAAAAATGCGTTTGTACAAAACACTGCTGGCGGTAAAATGTTTAGATCACCACCAAAGCTTAGAGAGATTATCAAGTCTCATGGTGAAGATGTAACAGCTGCAATGAAGCGTATTGTAGATGATAATGGTTCAGTTCAGAATGAAGATTATCTAACTGATGAAGAAAAAGCTGTGTTTAAAACAGCATTTGAAATTTCACCTGAAGCAATTATTAGGTTGGCATCTGCTCGTCAAAGATATATTGATCAGGCTCAATCTATTAACCTTTTCTTTAGCGCTGATGAAAGTGAAGCTTATATTTCTAAGATTCATCAAATGGCATTTGAAGATGAAGGTATTAAGTCACTTTACTATATTAGGACTACTAATGGAATCAAATCAAACGCAGCAGGAGAATGTGTTGCCTGTCATGCTTAGCCCTAGTCACTTTGTATTATCAGGTAACAGTCAACAGCGTAGGAAACAATTACGAGCATTGTATCGTAAATATAAGTATGTTGAAGCATATAAATGGGGCCTTAGTGGTTACCGTATGAATGAATATTTAGCGTGGAATTAATTATAGGGGAACTTCGGTTCCCCTTTTTATCGGAGGTTTTATGAACAGTGATGAAATTTACGACTTAATAGAAGCTATTAAAGAACAGCCTTCTAAGAATGAAAAGATTAAGATGTTGGCGTATGGTTTTGAAGACGAAAACTTTGAAGACGTAGTATGGCACACATACAACCCATTTATAATGTATGGCATTAAAAATATTACCTTTCCATTAGATAGTAATGGTTATCTCTTTGATAATAGTACATTTAACTTATTAGATGACTTAGCAAAGAGAAGGCTAACTGGCCATGCTGCGCGAGATGCTGTATTAGAGCACATGAGCACACTGTCTATAAAGTCTAAACTGCTGTTTAAGATGATACTTAATAAAAGCCTTGAAGCAGGTTTTGATGCTAAGTCTATTAATAAGGCTAGAGACTATGAATTTATTCCTGTCAAGAAGTATATGAGATTCAGCTTACCTAAGAATATTAAAATGGAGAACTTTAAATTCCCTGCGTATTCACAGGAAAAGATGGATGGGCTGTTTGTAAATATCACTAAGAGCGCTGGTGATATAACAATGCTATCTCGTAGCTATCAGCCAATGCCTATTGAAGCTTACAGTGATTTAATCAACGAATTAAACCCTCACATGAAAGGAGGATTTCAATATCATGGTGAGTTATTGGTAGAAGTAAATGGAGAGTTTCTAGAGCGTAAGACTAGCAATGGTATTATCAGACGCGTAAATTTAGGCGGCAGCTTTAAGCCTGAAGAACATCCTGTATTTGTTGTATGGGATAGAGTAAGTTTGCCAGAACTCTGTAATGGCGGCACAATTCCGTATTGGGAGCGGTTAAGTAATTTGCACCATGACATGCTAAACATGGATGATATTCAGCTTGGAACAAATCTTAAATGGACACGTATCATTGATACACGTACTGTACAGAACCTCGAAGAAGCCGAAGAGCACTTCATAGAGCTTGTAAAGAAAGGTTGTGAAGGTACTATGCTGAAAGCTGTAAACCTTATATGGAAAGATGGCACTACAACTAGTGGTGTAAAATTTAAGAAAGAGTTTGAGTGTGAGTTAAGAGTAATTGAGTTCTTGGAAGGAACAGGTGCCAATAAAGATACATTTGGCTCACTATTGTGTGTAACAGAAGATGGTGAATTATCAGTAGGTGTAGGTAATCTTACAGATGCCTTGACACAAGAAATTTGGAATGACAGAGGGGATTGGTTATATGCAATTATAGGCGTAACGTATTCAGAAGTAATCTGTGATGAGAAAGGTAATTACTCTCTATTCGAACCTAAGTTTATTGAAAGACGGTACGATAAAGATGAGGCAGATACCTTAGAACATTTGTTAAACATTCAGGAGGGTAAGTATGACCTTTAAAGAAATTAGTGATATCGTAGTGCAGATTTCTTACGATATAATAATAGTATCTACAGCAGTATTTATAGTGTATGCACTAATAGTTGTAGCTAAAGTAATATGGCAAGAGAATGATTAGTCCAATAGATCTTTATAAGGGCCATTTGACTATACTAGTAATAGAGAAGAAACAGTCTATTAGATTGTTAGAACTAGAACTAGATAATGCAAGAAGACAACTACGTAACTTAACTAGAATT